TCAAAGGATATGCTTCCACCTTCTGTTTTTATGTTAAACAAACCGAAACCTGTTTGACCGACTTCTTCCTCGTATGCTCTTGTAGAGGTATTAACTTCAAAAACAACAGGCCATTCGGGCGTGTGTTCGTCATAAGCTCCACCCCACCATTTGTGAATACCGGGATACATTGCATAAGCGAAATGACTTGAATTTATTACAGCCATTAATAATCTCCTTTATAATAATCTTTTAATTCGTATTTGTTAATTAAAGAATTAACATCTAAATATTAATTAGAAACCAGTGTTATCTTGAACAAGCAAATGATTGTTGATAGTAACCAATATTTTGTTGTTCTCAGCATTGATTTCATTATCCTCGCGTTGCGGGAATCCCACAATCTTAAACATATACGTGACAGTAGTTGCTACAGTAGCGTCCAATTCCACGCCAGACGTGCCTGCTGTACGACTTCCAGCTTGTGTTTGTATGGCTATAGCATTTTGACCAATATCAGTATATGTTAATACATCGTCAGCCTGCACTTCAAAGATAACGTCTTTGCCGACACAGACATAAACATATCCAGCATCAGCTCCGTCAATCCATGTTGCTCTGTCAAGATGATTAGGATCAAGTGCCACTGCCTGTATAACACCGAAACAGGGATTTCCATCAGCAAAAGTAGCTTTTACTATGCCGGGGATACCTTTAGTGTCACCGGTGCCCGTTAAATTCACGGGGTCGCCGACAAACGTATCGTTCGTAACAGTTGTACCCGCAGCTTTATAACAAAGCAACCCTGAAGCGTTATACGGTGAGCCATTCAGCAACATTACTGGTTTAAATCCAAAAATCTGATTTGTATTAGCCATTATTTACTCCTATAAAATAAATTAGTTTAATTTCCAACTTCAATTTTAACACTACCATATCCTGCTGGAGTACTTGGTTTTTTCATATCTGCTTCTTTTTCATCAAGCCATCGTTTTCTCGTGGCTAAATCTTCCTGATAAAATTCATCAGGTATCATCATCAATACTCCAGTTGTTCCTCTTCCGACGGGTTGAGACACAGGTTCGCCCATTTGCGAAGCTGCACCACACCTGTCATCCCTACCGGGTAAATCAGATTTTAATACTGTTATATATCCTGCTTCTTTCGCTCTTTGTATTCTATCATCTTTATCGTTAAAAACACGTGTATGATACTTAACACCATCTTTGATAATCTCTTTGGGATATTTAAGCCGTATTCTTGAAAACAAAGGTTTTCTTTTTGGCGGTCTTTGTGGTTGCGCTGTTTCTTTTACTTCATTTACTATATTTTCAGCCGGTGTATTCTCGACTGGTTCAATAGTGACTGTTTTTTTAACATTGTAGGGTTTATGTCCTTTTTGAAAAGTCATTTTGCTCTCTCCTTATTCCGCTGTTAGTTTAAAATAATCTTCTGCATATTCATCAATGGATTTGAATATTCCATCTTTGACAAACCGTCTTCCAACATCAACAAATTCGGGCGGTAAATCCCGTGCCGTTTTCTTTGCTGGTTTTACTGTTTGATGCCTTGTATCAATAACATCTGTTTGTGTGCGCTGCTTTGTTTTTGTCATGGGTTCTTTTTCTTTCTCTTTTTTCAGTTTATATAATTCAATCTCCTTATCGACTATTTTAAATATAGTTTTAAGAGGAATATTATCTCCCTCATATTCAGAAGCCACTTTATCGGCGTATTTCTGTAAATCTTTATTATATTCTTCCGAATCCTTATCATACCACGGATTATCTTCTAACCATGTTATATACAGGGGGTCTTGTTCTTTAGTATCACCCGCATCTTCGGCTTCATCATCGAGTTTATCAATTTCCTCGTCAATCTTCTCAACAGCTTGAACATCTCCATCTGTAATAGCTTCACGTTTTTTCTGTTGAAGTTCCTTTTTGAGTTTTTCAATTTCTTGCTGAGCAACTTTGGTTTGATGCTCCATAGTTTTTTTAACATCACGTTTAATTGTATCAAGACTATTTTCGAGTCTGTCAATCGTCACCCTCTGTTTTTTATTTATATCAACTGTGTTTTTAATAAATGTTCGGGCATCGTCAGTGATATTTTCCGAACCATCTTCGGGTGGTATCCATCCCATTTCACGAGCAAGTTCTTCCAGAGCATCTTTTTTTTCAATTACTTCTTTTTCGGTTTCATCAATAATATTTTCTTTTTGAGAAACTTCCTCTTCTTTGATTGTTGCTTCCGCTGGCATTTTTTTTCTCTCCTTTGGTTATTTATCACTCAATCGCTGCAAGTATATCTTCGTCGTTGAGTAACCGATAATCGTCGCCATCATCACCTTTTACAACTAATCCACCCCATTTTGCGAAAATCACACGATCACCTTTTTGGGCTAATTTTTCTTTTAATTCAACCCATGCAAATTCACCCACTTCAATAACTTCTCCTCGAACACTTTCTGCTGCCATTCTTTCCCTTGCTTGCACAGGTATGAAAATGTCACCATGTTTTTCTTCGATCTTATCGGGTTTAACAAGTACTCTTGTCCCTAATGGTTTAATCATTACTCTTCCTCCACTGTTAATTCATCAATAATTGTTATGGCTCTGTTTAAGCCTTTTATTGTTCCAACACCTTTGGAATATACCATTGCTGTGTTATCAACTGATTCTGTATTGAGGCAATTACCATTACCAAGACCTTCTTGAATATCATCAATTGCTTCATTTAACAGTTTCAGGTATTCCCGTGTCGGTTTTCTTGTTTTCCACTCCTGCCATTCTTCGTTCGTCATTCGCTACCTCCAGTGCATGTAGCTCCTCTTTATAAGCATGTATTTGGATTCCAGCCTCTTTTGCTTCGGCTTCCGCCAATGCCTTTATAGCATCAGATTTCACTTTTATTGTTTCAAGTCCTACCCTTTCTTTTTCAAGTTCAACTTCCTGTTGTTTTATCTCCAATTCTTTCATCTTGATTTCAAGTTCTGGATCAGGCGGTGGTTCTTGTTTCGCAAATAGTTTTTCTGGTTCTGGTATATTGAGTGCCTCCATATATCGTTTAACTATTTCTTCCTGATTTAACATTGCTACATTTGGTATATCAATTAATGCTTGTGCTTTCAATAACCGCATTGTATCTGTAGTATCGGCTGGATTACCAGAAGGAACAACATCACAATCATCATAATCATAATCTGTACGAGCTATGGCTTTTTGATTGTCGAGTATTGTATAATATTCTTCATCGCTTAAATACCATTTATTTAGTTTATACAGTTTCCCAAATTCAGATTTTAGGGATCGATATATGCGTTTATAAATCGCTGTAAATAATTTCATTGCCTGCTCGATGACTGCCATTGAGGTTGTTGCCGGTGTATTTGCTACTGGGTGTTGACCTGTCATTATTTCCGATACTGATGCCAACATCTCATTTGCTTCAATCATTTTTTCGAGTAGATTAAACGTAACTAATGATGGTTCATGTATCGGTCTTGGCATAATACCTTTTCTTAAATCATCTACGGCTTGATTAAGAACTTTAAATTCTCCCGGCGTAAATCGCAACGTTGTTGTACCTTTGGGGACAAGACCGCCATCTATAAACCCGCCACCGGTATTTGCATTAGTACCCGCATCTAACAGTTGGTTAATTGTTGCGTTAATGGTTTCGTTCCCCGGCCCCAGTAAAAAACCAAACCCGATAGGATAATATGAATTATCAAATGAAGGTATAAACTCAAATTTGGTGAAATATTCTATTGGTTCAATCCGTACAATATTGCCTTTTCCGTCAACATTTATTCCATCGTAATTATATCTGGCCACTATGCGGACTACCTTTTGCGTTTCTTCATGTACTGTAACTATATATGGTTCTTTATAAGCATCTCCATCTAAGTCCCACCATCGGTGTTGTTCGAGAAATACATGGGGAGCATCCTTATCATCGGAAGAATGTTCATCTGTTTGTTTCGCTACTCCCAAATCAATATCAAGATATATCCCAGCACGTTTCATTTCTTCTATTTCGTTAGGATATAATTCAAATATTTGTGTGATACGGGGTGTGCGTTCAAGAGGCGGAGACCAGTAATTAACAACTACATTTTCGCCACTACAATATTCGGATACATTTTTGTTTTTTAATTTATCATGATATGTTTTTCTATATGCCAATCCTATAATTGCAAGATAAGTCAATAAATGGTCGGTATCCTCTTCCCAACCATCCATTTCTTCCATTAACTGATAACTCATGTGTTCGGCTACACGTTGTGCTCGACTTGCTTTTACACCTGTTTCGTCTTTACCAATAACTTTCCCTTTAACTATCTGTGTTTCGCCGATAATGGTGGGATAAGCGCGAGCGGCAAACTGAATAGCAGCTTTAGATATTAATGGATATTTAATATTCGCAGCATTTGGATATGGGAAATCCTTAGATTCCCTCGTTAATTTTGCCAATTTCATCCAATCGGCTGAATCTTCTTCCCACTGTTTGCGGCTTTCTTTATCTATTTTATATTCATCAATAACAGTGCTACCGATTTCATTCAATACTTCTTCATTGAGAGATTCAGCAATATTATTGGACGCGACATAGTTATTGAGTATATCAATATCACGATTTCCCTGTCGTTCAATTTCATCCATATATTCTTGTTCATATGCGATGTTTGTATCGACTTGTTCTGTTTCTTGACCGATTGTATCAGTTGCCATAATTTTAATAACCTGTTATTGATGTACTTCTCAAGGGTTCTTGATAATAATTTTCATTATATCCGCTTGAATAACCCAAAGTATTGTCTATAAAAGGATAAGCAAATGTTAAAGCTAATGCATCACCGTTATCGGGTGAAGCAAGTCCGCGCGATTTCATGTCTTTTTTTCTTTCAAGTTGTATTTGTTCTATACCAGAATACCCAAATTCAGGCCCTATTAAATCATAATACAATTCTCTATCATCTGGTAATTGACCACCGCCTTCTATCCAATCACGCATTAATCCCCACATTTCAGCACGTTTATTGAAATATTTCCTCTTGTTTAATGCATTTTTGCCAAAATTGATTTCGATTGGATCGCGCTTTATTTTTCTCAATCTATCTATAACACCCGACCCTGCATTACCGACATCTACATATGTAATAATTGTATGTGAAAATTTTCGGTATTCATCTTCAGTAGCAGCAATATGTGATGCCAAATCCTGTGTATCAATTCCGCGAAATTTTTTAAGGTCATGTGTTTTTAATCCCTGTCTTACATATATAACAGTTTGATCATCACCTTCCCTTGCTACATCAACACCTATAGTTATGGGCGCAAAGTTGTATTCACTTGGCTGATAATTACGTTTCATTGCTTGTTCAACTATTTCATTGCCTATAAATTGTTTCGCAGAAGTTCTTGGAAATTTTGCAAGCCATTTTCGTCTTACAAAATCACTATCTTCACCATAATCATCTATATCCTTTTGAATTTCTTCTTTATTTGTCATTTTTGCTGTACGGCTATCAACTTGTTTTGTCACCCATCTATGTCTATATTTTCCGAAACATTCTCTAAATGCACCCGTATTTCTCAATGGATTACCAAATACCATCCACATTGAATTAGGTGTTGACATTGACCCACTTGCGGCTTCCCAAATTGAATCCTCAATTCCGCTGCTTTCATCAAAAATAATGAGTACATTTTCATCATGTGTTCCCTGAAAAGCATCTGGTTTTTCTTTGCTCCAGGGTATAGCAGCTGCAAACCATGTGTCCTCTCCTATAGCATAAAATTTCGTTGCAGTCCATTTAAACCAATGACTGTTAATCGCCAGTCTATGCCATTTAGCTAATTCACGCCATGTTTTAGTTTCTAACTGCGCTTTAGTATTTGCCGTAACAACTATCTGTGGATATTTTCTCGTGCTCATAAACCATAATACTACCCATGCAACTGTAGTTCCTTTGCCCACACCTTTACCAGAAACCACCGCTGATTGGAAAGAATCAGTTCTGCCGCTTTTACAATAATTCCCTACTTCAGTGAGAAATTCCGCTTGCCATTCATCCGGCCCATCATGTTCTGCAAGCACAGTGTTTTTAGCACCCCACGGAAATACATATTTAACGTACCCTAAAGGGTCATCCTTGTACCGCATTAAGTTTTTTATCAGTTGTTCTTCAACAGTCATTTATTTTTTCTTTATTATAAATAACTAATTTCAAAATATGAATAATCTCATGACATGCTTCATTTATTTCAACTTCTGTCACATAACGTTCCCGTGCCAACCATCTTAATTTGCCAATAAGCATTGATTCGACAACTTCATGGAAAGCAACTTCTTTGATATAATCTCTATTAAAAATCCACTCTTCCTGTGTTTTGTTAAAATTAATTGTTACGTTGCGACTTTCATAACCGTTCCAAAAACACGCACCAGTATTATTCTCTTCGTCATCATTGATATAACGTACATCCCATCCAACTAAATGTAATTTCTTAATCCATTTTTTACATTCTCTCTTAAAAACACTGAAATCTTTTCTTGTTGTTTGCATAAAATTTCTCTTGACTTCTTATATTCATGTCGTATATTGCAAATAGAGGCAGTAAAAAAAGTTCGCGCTTTTCCTGTCTCGTACACGACCCATTTCAGCTGTCGCCAAATTGTCGACAACTCAATTCCATCTTCACCTCTTATTCATGATAACCGCTGACTCGTAATCGGCGGTTATTTTTATTGTTTATCCAAAATTAGCAATAATATAATCTTCAGCATCTTTTTCTGAAGAAAACTCAATAAATTTATGATTTAGATTTTTGTAAATTAATCTTAATAATATACTACCCTCTTTATGTTGTGAAAAACTCCAATTTATAATACGTTTATTATTGAATACCCTATCCCATCCCTCCCTATACTTCTTATTACTCGGTTTCGTTTTTATCTTATCGCTCATGTCTCTTCCTCAATTATTTATCCCCAAAGCCAATCAAAGGTATCTATTATTATTTCAGATATTCCAATATACAGTCCACCTATAATACAAAATAAAAAACGAAAAGATAAAATTAATAATGTTAAAATCCATTTTATAAAACTATCGCTATTACTTTCATCCCTCTTTATCCTCTTTCGCAAAATTGTCACAATAATCTGTTGGTGAAATAATAGGATAACCGACAGAAGTTCTTTCTTGATTTCTACATTTACCAAAAATAACTTCATTGCGAATTGTAAATTTGTTGTTAAAATAACAGCAATTAACACAAATTTTCTCCATGTCATGTCCACGTTCCCAATTAATCTTCATCTCTTCCTTCTCCTTTCTTAATCACTATTCTCTACAGGCTCCCATTTATAATCACGCTTATTATACTCGCAAGCAACCGCTCTATCACAAAGGTTGATTATTTCTTCGTCAGTCATGGATTGACCTATCGGCATCCACTCCTCACCATTCCATAAACATAACTTTATTTCATTATGATTGTTCCCAGACATTAATATTATAAATTCCTATTACCTTATATTCTCTATATTAGACTTATGCTATATAGATAATCCTCTGTCAAATAGCAGAAAAATATGTTGGGCACTTTATATAACATCGATGCCCCCCGCTTGGGGGTACCGCTTCCGCCCGGGCTATTTATTAGCTTTTATTGATGTATACTATTCTACTCAATAATAGTACTCGACGACCATTTACGGCTTTGTTGTTTTCAAGGCATAGTAAAGTACGCCTCGGTGTGAGATCGTGTCTCCTTGCCCTATCCTACGCATCCGAGTTGGCTCCCTGGTCAGCCTGGTCAGCGTTCTTTTCACGTTGCAGCCTTTCTTCAACTTCGTATAGAAGGCTCCCATAGAACATTCCCAAAGTGGTATGAATCAGCGCCAGCGTTTCGTTTATCGCTGCCAATTGCTCTGCAATTTCGCTTTCATGCCTACTGGTCAGCGTTCTGCTCACATTTCAGCCTTTCTTCCGCTTCCCTCATCCGTGCCTCCAGACCGCTCACATTGACATCGAATCTATCGGTGAATAAGCTAAGATGTTTACCCAGGAGTTCAAGTGCTCTATTAGCGCCTGCGGAGTCATACGTCCAGACACCTTGACCATTTTCATCAACCACTTGTTTCATGGTCTTTGATTCCTTGTCATATTTTGTGACCGGAACATGCTGTAAACACCGTTCTGCATTCTCAATCAGTCTATCTAATACCCATTGTGCAGATAGCTTTGATTTATCAGCCTGCTCGTCCTGTAGACGCCTTATTTCAGCCCTTATGTCTGGTATGGTTAATAGAGCAGATGATTGGACCTTAGCAGTTTTCTTTGAATATCCTGCTCTAATAGCGGCTTGAGTACCATTCATATCGATCATATATTCATGAATAAACCTTAGTTGTTTATTAGTCATATTTATTATTTTCCATATTTACCCATGTATTTTTTAATATTATCTACTATCTTTTTTATATATATATTAGACAATCGAGTATTAACAGTTCATTTATGGAGATATATTATTTATCTATATGTCATTCGACACCCGATTAGCTGTGTACTGTAGTTATCTAATGGCTATTTTGCTTCAGTTACTTTTACAACTATAAGCTTCTATTATGTAGGCAAAAGTGATCCTTTTTTTGGGCATTGGGAAAATGGAGGGCTATGTGAGACAAGGAGATACGGGCGAAAAAAAAGGCTTGACAGTATCCAAGCATTCGGTATTGGTAATATACTAATGTTACGCTATAGAGTTGTGTAACAGTATGGTAGATAATGAAATACGATATTATTATATATTAGCTATGATTATATATATAGTTGCACCTATATAACACTTATAATATATATAGTATATATAGGTGTATTATAATAAGTTGCGCAGTATTATAAATATACAATGATATTGTTATTATTAAATTTAATGGAGGGGTAAATATATTTTAATTCTATTTATAACGTCCTAAAAATTTCTTTCTTTTGTAGTATCGCTTGCTACCTTTTTCAAGGTTTTCTGTAGCCCAAAGTGGTTGTAAATTATCCAATTCCCAGCATCTTTTAAAAGCGCGGTGTTCCGGGGAAGAGAACTTAAAAGAACTTATAGGCTTTATATGGTCTATATGCCATTTACCATAATTAGACCAATTCATACCTTTTGTAAATTGTTTTTCAAGGTGTTGCTTGAGGTCATTTATCGTGTATCCGACAAGATTTTCCCAGTGTCGCCCCTGTTTATTTCCTTCAATAGAGTGGCTTATTGCGCTTGATACATTGCGATTAAGTTTATACATTGCGTTATCGCTTTTTTTCTCTGTCTTATATATTTTTCTCTTGTAACATTCACAACACTTTCCGTTTGATATATAACGCAGGCTTTGCCCTGTATTTTTCCAATCGTGTTTTGATTTACATAATTTCCCAAGATATTTATCTTTTGATATTTTTTCTATAAAGAAAACAACTCTTCCCTCTTGATGCCACCGATGCCCTATTTTACAATGTTTTGTTATCTTTGTATTTTTCATTAAACCCTTCCCTGGATAGTGTAATTGCGCCCTATACTATATAAGACGCATAAAGCATACAAAAAGTTTCATTTTATCTTGATGTAATATATAGCAACAACCGTACCAATTAAATGTTAAGAATGAAAATAAATATCTTGACATAGGTAATATGGGGTATTATACTGGGCGATAGGAGACGCAAGGGGCGCGGACTCCTGATCAGTAAAACCGCAGTAAAAGGGGACATGAGATGTATTATTTAAACGTTAAGGGCAAAGATTACGATGAACGAGTATTCGTGTATCGGAACCTCGATCAGATGTGGGTTGATATCATTGATTTTTATGCCTGGGCAGGAAGGACTCTTCAAATCAACATTGAAGTTAAGTAACGAGTTGGAGTGTTAATTAACAATTAACAAGGGGGCTTGTGATGAAACAGTATTTATTACAGTTAAAATATCGATCTATTAATGGGAGCAAACATACTTTTTATCTGTCGCTTTTTGAAACAGCCGGTACAGAACGTTTCTATTACCCTCATTGGCAATCAAGCAAAAAGAATGCCACACGATTTAATACAAGAGATATTAAGCAGCAGTGGCGTATATACGGTGGTATTATCATACCTGTCAAATAAATCAAACACAAGGGGTAAAGTAATGAAAGCGAAAGTTGACAACTGGAAACAGGTAATGGAACTTGCTAAAAAGTATGGCTTCATTGTTCAGGCGTACGGCGGCACGGCAATTTTGATGTGTCATGAAGAACAGAAAGAAAAAGGGCTTTTTGAAAAGATTCAAAGAATAAATGGTACAATCAAATAACCCTATTCCCGGGCCGGCGGGTAATCCGGCAAGGAGCGTTTCAAATGTACGACCATTACACGGCTAAGGATGAGGAGCTTATCGAGGCGCACGCCGAAAAACAAGCATTCTGGAATGAAATTGTAAATATTGCAGCACAGATGGACG